AGGCTTTAGTAATGGGTTATTTAAGATGGGTAAAAAAGAAGCTCAGAGATGGGCAGAAGCAATTGATATGCTTACAGGTCAAAGAGCTATGTTATTTTCAGATACATCAGATATGTTAGGTATGCCTAATAGAATTGAATCATTTATGGGTAAAGCATCTATGTTTAATTTTATGTATATTAATATGATGTCTAGATGGACAGAATTTACTAAATCATTAGCATCAATAACTATAGGAACTAGAATTATAGAAGACTCTATTGCTTGGGGATCTAAAAAAGGTTTATCAGATAAATGGAAAACAGCATTAGCATCATCAGGTATTGATGAAGCAATGGCTGCAAGAATAGCTAAAGAATTTAATAAACACGGAAAAAAATTTGAACATAATTATATAGCTAATACTCATATGTGGGATGATGTAGCAGCAGCTGACGCTTTTGGTGGAGCTTTAAATAAAGATATTAATATTACAATTGTAACTCCTGGATTAGGAGATACTCCATTATGGATGAGTAAAGAGCTTGGTTCTACAATAGCTCAGTTTAAAAAATTTGCTATGGCATCTACACAAAGAATGTTGTTTAGAGGTATGCAAGAAAGAGATCTAGATTTCTTATTTGGTTCTATGATGTTAATAGGATCAGGTATGATGATTGATGGAATTTATCATAAAGTTAGATTCCAGAAAGATTATAATAAATTATCAATGCAAACTAAATTATTAAATGCTTTTGATAGATCTGGATTAGCTGGAATTTATACAGATATTAACAGAGGTATTGAAGCATTAACTGATAATAGAATAGGTATTAGACCTATGCTTGGAGATAGAAAACCTTATGGCACTTCATTAAAATATAAAGGTTCTTTATTAGGGCCAAGTGCTGGTCAATTAATGAATATTATGGATATTATATATGATGTAGGAGGTAATCAATATGATCATTATACAGCTCGTAATGTGCGTAGATTAGTTCCGTTTCAAAATGTATGGTACCTCGATTGGTTATTTGACGACATCGAAAAAGGAATTAGATAAATTATGGCTATAACAATATCTGACGCTACACCTAGAGTGCAATATACTGCAACAGGAGGACAAACTACTTTTGCAGTTAATTTTGAATTTTTTGCTAACTCAGATCTTAAAGTTTATAATGGAGCTTCATTATTAACTTATGCAGCAACTCCATCTGGAGCTACTCAATATTCGGTAACAGGAGCAGGTGTTACTGGAGGAGGATCAATAACATTAGGAAGTCCAGGAGCAACTGTAGATGATAAAATTACTATTTACAGAGATATGTCTATTGCTAGATCAACAGACTTTCCAACATCTGGAGCTTTCCAAGTAGATTCATTAAATGAAGAATTAGATAAACTTGCTGCTATGATACAGCAAGTAGAAACTGATACAAAGTATTCTCCAAAATTTTCTCAAACAACTACAACAGGTTTTAATTTAACATTTCCTGAATTATCAGCAAGTAAAGTTATTTCAGTTAACTCTGGTGGTACAGCGTTAGAAGCAACACAATCAATCGTAGATATTACAACAATCGCTGGTATATCAGCAGATGTAACAGCAGTTAGTAATATATCTGCAAATGTAACTTCGGTAGCATCTAATGCTACAAATATTAATACAGTAGCAACTAACATTGGTTCAGTTAATACTGTTGCAGCAGATATTGCAAAAGTAATTGCAGTAGCAAATGATTTAGCAGAAGCAGTTTCTGAAGTAGAAACTGTAGCTGATGATTTAAATGAAGCAACATCTGAAATAGATACAGTTGCAGGTTCAATTACTAATGTTGATACAGTTGGTAATGCAATTGCTAATGTTAATTTAGTAGCAGGTCAAATATCTCCTACTAATAATATTGGTGCATTAGGCCCAATATCAGCAGATATTACAACATTAGCAGGAACTTCAGGATTAACTACACTTGCAGCAAACTCTGCAAACATTAGTACAGTTGCAGCAAATAATGCTAATCTTACAGCAGTAGGTACAGATATTGCTAATGTTAATACTGTTGCAACAAATATTTCAGCAGTTAATAGTTTTGCTAATACATACAGAATAGCATCATCGGCACCCGTAAGTTCATTGGATGTTGGTGACCTATATTTCGACACGACTGCGAATGAATTAAAAGTTTATAAATCATCTGGTTGGGCAGCAGCAGGTAGCACAGTAAACGGAACAGCTCAAAGATATAATTATACTGCAACAGCAGCTCAAACAACATTTACAGGTGCAGACACGAATGGAAATACACTTGCTTATGATGCAGGATATGCAGATGTATATTTAAATGGTGTAAGATTATCAGGAGCAGATATTACAATTACCTCTGGTACTTCTGTTGTATTAGCAGCAGGTGCTAGTGCTGGAGATATTTTAGATATAGTTGCTTATGGAACATTTAGTGTAGCTTCAATTAATGCAGCTAATATAGATTCAGGAACACTTAATGCGGCTCGGTTACCAAAATCTGTTGCGGGAGTATGGGAAAGTAAATCAAATGATTTTACAGCCGAAGCAGGTAAATCATATTTTTGTGATACTTCAAGTAATGATATTGATGTAACTTTACCTTCAGGAACAATAGGAGATACAATAAGATTTTTAGATGTGAGTGGAACTTTTGATACAAATGATTTAACAATTTTAAATGGTAGTAGTAAAATTCAAGGTGCTTCAGCTAATTTAGATGTAGGAACTGAACGAGCAGGTTTTGGATTAGTTTATTATAATTCAACACAAGGATGGTTATTAACAGAGAAATAATATGGCAAATTATAAAGATATAAAATATCAATTCCCTGCAAGTGCTATTACTAGCGGAGATATAGCAGCAGCAAGATTAAACAATGCTCCTGCGGAAACTAAACCCGCAGTTTCAAGTGTTAGTCCAACAGTTATTACTAATGATGCTCAAAATATTACTATAACAGGAACTAACTTTGTAGCTATTCCAAGAGTTGATGTCATCAATACAGCAACAGGAATATGGTATTCTGTAAATACAGTTACACATAATAGTGCTACTTCATTAACAGTTAATTTAGCTTTAGCAGTTGATGCGGGTACTTACAGAATAAGAGTAGAGAACCCTGATGGAAATTCAGGCATATCTGCGGCAAGTTTCTTAACAGTTTCAGATGCACCAGTTTGGACAACTTCTTCAGGTTCTTTAGGAAGTGCCGCAGGAGCATTTTCAGGAACAGTTGCAACAGTAGCGGCTACAGGAGATACAGTTACATATTCAGAAACAACATCAGTATTAACAAACGCATCTTTAGCGAACTGTGCGTTGAATAGTTCTACAGGTGCTATAACAACAACTAACTTTGATAATAATAGTGGAACTGCGAGAACGCATACATTTACGATTAGAGCAACAGATGCACAATCGCAAACATCAGATAGAGAATTTACATTAACAAGCTCTTATGGTGCAACAGGTGGAGGACAATTTAACTAATGGCTAGTACATATTTACATATGAACGAAAGTAATATTGGTACACCAACCAGTAATACTCAATATACAATTTCTGTTTGGGTAAAAAGAGCAAGTTTAGGAACACAAAATATTCTTTCTTCTTATAGAAGTGGAAATGAAGATACAGAATTATTATTTGATTCTAGTGATAGAATAGAATGGAGAAATAGAATAAGTGGTAGTTATTCTAGTGGTGGTGGTTGGCAAAAAACTAGCACAAAAAAATTAAGAGATACTAATGGTTGGTATCATATAGTTGCTCAAAGAGATGGAGCAGATGCAAAAATTTTTGTTAATGGAGATGAAGTAACTTATAGTACTGACACCCAAAGTTCAGGAGATAGTTGTTGGAATACAGACCACGACCCAATGACAATAGGAGTAGCAAATTTAGCAAGTGTATCAAGATATTTTGATGGAAGTATGTCACACTTTCATTTTTGTGATGGAAATGTTTATGCACCAACAGTATTTGGTTCTGTAGATTCTACTACTGGAGAATGGAAAATAAATACTGGGCCAACAATAACAATGGGAAACAATGGTTTTACAATTTTAAAAGATGGAAACACAATTACAGATCAATCAGCTAACAGTAATGATTTTACTTTAGGTGGTGGTACACTTACAAAAACAGAAGATAATCCAAGTAATGTATTTTGTGTTTGGAATAAATTAACAGATACTTTTAATGATAAATTTGTATTGGCAAATGGTAAT